TAATAGAATGCTACGATTGCATAACCTTGATTCAAAGTATCCTCTTATCGAGGAGGGGTCTAAAATCAAGTATTGTCACTTGATTCTCCCGAACCCCACTAACTCAAATGTTATTGGTGCTCCCTACGAGCTACCTCCAGAGTTAAAACTAGAAGCATATATCGATTATCGGACCATGTTCGAAAAGGCCTTTATCAAACCAATGCAGTCACTAACTGACGCCGCCGGTTGGAATATTGAAAAGGTCGCGGATCTATCTGACTTATTCGATTATTGACTCATAAATATAATGCTAGATGAGATGTTCCGTCTAGCCGTCTTGCGATTTTCCAAGATGTAATCAAACAAAGGATATAAATGTCAGACTTTTTTACCGACATCTTGAAAGAGATGAAAGACGAAGATACCCACATGGCTGGAGGTTCTTCGTCGGAATTTTCCGCTTATTATGACACTGGATGTTATGCGCTAAATGCGCTATTATCAGGTTCAATATTTAACGGAATTCCAAACACAAAACGCTTAATGCTTGCAGGTGAATCAACAACCGGAAAGACCTTCTTTCAGCTTGGGATTGTACAAGAGCATTTAGATAGCGATCCAACCGCAGGCGTAATTCTATACGACTCCGAATCAGCCATTACAAAAGAAATGTTAGAAGAGCGTGGCATTGACTCAAAACGAGTCATCATCGTTGACGTGCAAACTATTCAAAAGTTCCGTACACACGTACTACGCTTTTGTACGGCATATCAAGCACGACCTGAAAAGACTCGACCAAAGTTTATCATGGTTCTCGACTCACTCGGTAACCTATCAACATCCAAAGAAGTTGAAGACATCGAGGCAGGTAAAGATACTCGCGATATGACTCGAGCACAGCTGATGCGTGGTGCATTCCGCGCTATTACTGTACCACTTGCACGTGCTAAGATTCCAATGATTATCACAAACCACACATATACGTCAATGGGTATGTTCCCTACACAGGAACTATCTGGTGGAGGTGGTGCACGTTACGCAGCTGATATTATTGTCATGCTGTCAAAGGCACAAGACAAAGACGGACAACAATCAGGCCCAGTATTGGGTTCGATTATTTCTGCAAAAAACTTTAAAAATCGCTTTGCGAAAGAGAAGGCTATCGTTAAACTACGCCTACGATATGAAACAGGCCTCGACAAATACTACGGACTGCTTGAGATTGCAGAACGCGGCGGGCTTATTTCAAAGGTCGGTAACAAGTTCAGGTTACCAGACGATTCAACTCACTTCGAAAAAGCTATCTATAAGGATCCAGAGAGATTCTTTACTACAGACTTCCTAAAAGATATTGATAAAGTTTGCGGCGACCTTTTCAAATATGGTGGCCGTTTAGAAGAAAAAGCAGAAAGTGTAATTGAAGATGACGGACGAGAAACTAATTCTGAAGAGTCTAACGACTAATCTTGAATATACACGAAAAGTTACTCCGTTTTTACAAAAAGACTATTTCACTGATAAGCCAAGTCAAGCCCTATACTTAATTACTGATAGCTATTTCAGAAAGTATGGGGCTTGCCCTACTCCAGAAGTACTCAATATTGAAGTGGAGAAGCTAAACGGTATCAGTCAAGATATGTATGATGATACAAAACTACTCATCAATAACATTATAAACTCGGCTGACATTACTGCGAATCAAGAGTGGTTAGTTCAACAAACAGAAGACTTTGTTAAAGAGCGTGCGTTATTCAATGCACTCAATACTGCTATTCAGATCTCAAACGGGAATGAAAAGCGGTTAACGACTACTGCTATTCCGCAGATTCTATCCGATGCACTTGCGATTGATTTTAACGTTAACCTCGGGCATGATTATATCAAAAATGCTGAATCACAATACGAATGGTATAACTCAGAAGTATCTAGAGTTGCCACTGGTATTGATATAATCGACGAGATTACAAACGGTGGATTTCCTCGCAAGACTCTAAACACACTGCTACTAGGTACACACGTAGGTAAGACCTTGTTGATGTGTAATATTGCTGCGTCCACCTATATGCGTGGTTCAAACGTACTATATATCACACTTGAGGAGTCTGAGAACAAGATACGTCAACGTATCGACTCAAACCTACTCAACATCGATATGGATGATCTCATTGGGGTCGATAAATCCAGATATATGCGGCAACTTGAACTCATTAAAGTTCGCGCAAAATCACGCCTGGTTGTTAAAGAGTTCCCAACTGCATCAGCATCAATACTTGACTTCGAAGCATTACTAGCTGAACTAAAACTAAAAGAAGGCTTTATACCAGATCTTATCTGTATTGACTATCTTGGGATATGTGTCTCTGCACGAGGTTCAGGGTCAAGTGATAATTCGAATACAAAACTACAGGGAATATCTGAAGAACTACGAGGGTTTGCAAATAGAGCGAACGCAGCGCTTCTATCAGGGCAACAACTAAACAGAGGCGGGGCAGTCGAGAACTCAGATCCCGATATGTCAGACGTTGCTGATTCGTTCGGTTCTCTATTCGTAGCAGACTTTGTACTAGTTGGTGTGGCACCTAGGGAACTTAAGGCGAAAAATATGATGCTATTTATTCAACAGAAAAACCGACATCGAAATATAAACTATAAGCCGCGATTTATTGTTGGCGTTGATACTGATAATATGCGAATATACGATATCGATGATCCTGCAATACAGAAATTCCATGACACAGATACACCCGTCATGGATAATACACCAACTGGTAAACGTTTAAATGATAAAGCAGAGAGGTTTAAAGGAATAAAATGAGTTCAGTAGAGTATGATCCCCAGAACGTTGTATGGAAAGGTAAAATGTATACCGTTAATAAGTATGCATCCCCGAGCAACGTAGTAAAATCGTCCTATGTTATTGAAGAGCTTGCTACCGGGCTCAGACTAAGTCAGTTTACGAAGCTAGGGCTAGCTGTGGCAACTGCTAAAGGTCTCGATGAAGGGATGGGATATGCTGGCTGGACGCCATCATTCATTGCTCGAGCTGCATAAAGAACTATCGAAGACTGGTTTTCTCCTTTGTCTTTGAAAACTCAGCTGGGGTTCGCCCCAGCTTTTTCTTTACAAGAACCATAAATATATAACATTAATAGGGTAAAATAATGGGTACAAAACCAACTGATAAAGATAAACCTACTGAAGATACGGAAAAGAAAAATCCCGTTAAGGTTAAACCTGTAAGGGAAATGCCGAACGTAGCAGTGAAGCCGAAAGAAAAGAAGCTAATTACAGCGTCTGATGCTGATCCTACGACACCTCTCAAAGAGAAGAAGCAATCGAAGACTAGAACTCATCAAGGCGGAAAGCGGAATGAAGTAACTCTACATCCACCTATTAGGCGTGTAACATCACACGGACAGATTGTTGAGAGTAAAACTGCTGTAATTGTTTTCGGGCGTATGAATCCACCAACTATAGGCCATCAAAGACTCGTTTCAGAGGCGCGCGACGTCGCCGCTCGTGAAAACGGTCACCCGATGTTATTTCTCTCACCTACAAATAATCGAAATAACCCACTAACCAATACACAAAAGCATTCAATCATCACAGAAGCATTCGGTGATATTGTAGACGTTCGCGAGGAATTATTCAGTAACCCTATTACACTACTACAATCAATAGCAGAGTCCTACGATACTCTTATTTGGGTCACCGGCGCAGATCAAGCAGGGGACTATACTCGCATAGTAGAAACATATAACGGTTCAGATTTTGTGTTTGAATCCGCTTCTGTTGTTTCGCTATCACGCGACGGAGCCATCTTGAATGAAAATATTTCTGCAACACAACTACGACAAGCGGTCGTTAATGGAGATAGAGAAACATTCTCTAGAGGCCTTCCTCCATTGCTGAGAGATAAGGCTGAGATTATATTTGAGCAAGTATTAGACGGGATTACAGTCAATACGCATGAGAATCCACTCATTAATAAAGTTAGAGAGGCTCTCATTGGCGGGTGATAGACGATACCATGTAAAGAATATTGGCGGCGGATCGTGGGAGATTCACCATAGTAATGCTGTGATCGCAAATATCGAACGTATACAAGACTACCCTGAATTTTATAAGACAATATTCGGAAAAGTAGTACCAAACCATGGACGAAAATATAACACCCGATATATGGTGACAAACCTTGCCGGTGCGACGAATGATAAATTTAGAACCATCAAAGGTGCATCTCACCATGCTGCGTTTCACCATCTCAACAATGCAAACATGATGCGAGATCACCCCGCAATACTAATCGGGTATCATATAGATAATCTAGGAAAAACGATACATGCCGCGGCCGCAGACCCGCGGATGACTGATCATGACCAAATTAAACTACTACAAGTGTCGAAGCAGCATGCCGTATTACGTGAGATACATGAAACTCATTTTCCGAAACCATAAATAAAAGAAACATTAAAGGAGAATTGATATGGCATTATGGGGTAAAACAGGCGTAGCGACAGATAAGCCGAAGTATCTGACTACAGCTCAAAAAGCAAACACTGCACTTACAGCAGAAGGTTGGGTTTATACACAACCAGGCGGACTAGAAGAAGTTCTTATTGCTATGGGGAACCCGAATCTTGGAGCGTATTCTACTGTCGCTCCCGTAGTTTCAGGTACACTAACTGCTACTTCTACACTCACAAGTACTAACGGTACATGGGTTGGATCACCAGCATTCACACGCCAATGGCAGGTCGCAGACACTGCAGCAGGACCCTTCACTGACATAGCCGCTGCCACAGGTGCAACATATGTTCTTACTGTCGGTAATGTCGGGAAGTTTATTCGTAGCATTGTTACAGGTACTAACGGCCTCGGCGCAACCTCGATGAATTCAAATATAGTAGGTCCTGTAGCTTAAATTTCACTTTAGTATCAATACGAGTACCTCAATAATATGATATACATCACCCGAGAAACCTTTATATCAGTAGCTGCTACATATTATGACGATATAGCAGCTACTGATCTCGACTTTCAAGAAGATCTTAGGAGATTTCTATTAATACGGAGACTACTTAACGTATATCGAAAGAGTGGAGAATTAAAGTATCGACTTATTCTAAATCATATTATTATTATTCTTAATGTATTCGGAGACGCCGCTGTTGATTTACTTGTATTTGAACTTGTAGATTACCTTAAAGAACTGCTGCCGTTTCTTACACTAGTAAACAGACTACCCGCTACGATTGGCGGGTTTCCCACCAATACAATAACAACAGACTCGAAGGTTGCATCATGTCTCACACTCATTTAGTATCGCGTATAGACGATTTAGACGACAAAACTAAGATGGTGCATTTTAATGACAAATCTAGATCATTACGTGTGACAACTGCAGAGGATGGTAAATATCAAATTACTACACCTATGGGTAATAAAACAAGTACTTCGGTAAATGCGCTAATAAAGGACCATGTAGCGTCAAGAACATCAAATATTACTGAAGAGAAGCGCTCTGTATCTACAGGTGACGAGGTCATTATATCCTCCGGTGAACATAAAGGAAAGCATGGATTTGTTTCTCTTTCTCAGGGGGGAACCGGTGATAAAAAATACCATATTAAAAAGAATGATAGTGAAGGATATGGACACTTCTCTGAAGATCAATTTTTCCATAAGCATTTAACAGAAGAAATGAATGGTGTCGGGGGAGGCGCTATTGCCGGGGCCGGAGTCGGACCTGCTGGAGAGCCAGGTGTTCGTTCCGACAGGTCTAATGTAGCTGACATAGTGTTGTCCGCGATTCGACGCCGAAAAATAAACTCTGAGCCTAAAAAAATATAGTGATATATATCATATGTCATGCTATCACTCACTCAAAAAAACTATAAATAAGATTGAAGAGCTCTCACGTCGACTCAATTATAACCTTGAGCCAATGATTCTTAGTAAGAGGGAAAGGGCGCTTTATCTTTCGACATGCTGGTCTCCAAACCATTCAACTGCACAGGAAAATTGCGATGTCGACAACTCAAAGCTCTGAACTTGACGATTGGACAGTATACCGCCGCCTGGTTGTTGATACGCTCAAGCGCCTAGACGAACGGACAGCTGAGCTACACCTAAGACAATCCCTCGACGGAAACCGTATTCTCTTGATAGAGAGTAGGTTAGTAGACCTTCTTGCCGTTGAAACGCAACTCATTTCCCATAGTAAATCTCTATCCGACATTACATCTGAACGCTCTACAGAAAAAACGATTCGTAGACTGATGTTAATAATAGGCGGTGGATTCTGGACAATCGTTACAATAGCTCTATCAGTTTGGGTTAAAGCTCTCGTATAGCTAGCTTTCATGCGGAGAGTATCATATAATATGTGAAATAGTTTTGAGTTATAATATGAACAACACCGCAATACTTGATCAAAAATACATATCACTTCTTTCTAGTCGTCTCGGTCGCTTCAAGCATAAAGGTCGGGGCGTCTACATTTGTAGATGTCCGATATGTGGCGATTCAAAAACAGATAAAACAAAAACTCGGTTTTACTTCTTTCAAAAAGAAGGTTCGTATAATGTGTTCTGTCATAACTGCTCCTACTCACACAAGTTCTTCGTATTTCTTAAAGACTTTGATTCTGTTATGTTTCGCGACTATAGCATGGAGCAGTTTCAACAGCATGATTATGTCGCTCCTGTAGAGGAGCCAAAATACAAGTATACTCCGAATCTCAAAACAATACAAAAAATATCGGCACTTCCAGTTAACCATCCTGCGAAGAAGTATATCGTAGAACGAAAGATACCAAGTAATCTACATTATAAGATATATTTTTCAGCGAACTTCACGGAGTGGATTAATACTATAATCCCCGATAAAATAATCAGCAAGGCTAAATTCGACCCGCGGATTATCTTGTTTATGACAGACCGAGACGGGAATATAACCGGATGTCAAGGTAGAAGTATAAATCCAAAATCAACATTGCGGTATATAACAATTAGGTTTGATGAAAACATCCCTAAGATATTTGGTCTCGACTCCGTTAATCCGAATAGTAAAACCTATGTCCTCGAAGGACCGATCGATTCGTTGTTTATAGAAAACGCGTTGGCGATGACTGGGTCGGATGTAACGCCTGCAGATTTAGTTTCTTTCGGTAACATCAACTTGGCTAAGACTTGCTTCGTATACGATAATGAACCACGCAACGTCCAAATAATTCAAAAAATTGAAAAAGCAATTGATGCTGGATATAATGTCTGTATTTGGCCTGCTCGTATGTCAAAGTATGGGAAAGATGTAAACGAGTTTATTTTACAAGGCCTTACACCACAATATGTAAAGGATGTAATCGACTCTAACACGTTCGACGGCTTGATAGCAAAGACACACCTCACAAGATGGAGAAAAGATAAGTGATTAACAAATATGATTATGTATACGCTCAGTTTATAAAGAATATTTTCCTGAATGGATATAAGAAACCGGATCGAACGAACGTAGGAACTACTAGCTCGTTTGGAGAAGTTACAGATTATGGGATGATTTCAGCGGAAGAATTCCCACTGTTGACAGTGAAACAAACACCATTCAAATCTGTTCTCGGGGAACTACTATGGTTTATCGAAGGGTCATCTTCTGAGAGACGTCTCGCTGAAATAACCTTCGGAAAGCCGCGAGAAGAGTTAGAGGCAAAAACGACGATCTGGACTGAAAATGCGCTCGCGTCTTACTGGGGCGACGAAGACCTCGGTAATGTTTACGGTAAGATGTGGCGAGCTTGGCCGAAATATCAGGTGCATGATCACAAGACCGCAGACGGATACGTACTACAACGATCAGTAAATGTATCGGCTATTGATCAACTTGATCGTGTAATTGAAGGGTTGAAAGCTGATCCACATAGTCGCCGCCATCTTATACTTGCATGGAATCCGTCAGAGCAAAGCTCATCAGAGGTAGCGCTACCGCCATGCCATTACTCATTTCAGTTTGTAACTACGTTGAAGCATCAATATACTATACCTGAATTAAACCTTCTAGTACAAATCAGAAGTAATGATGCAGGTCTAGGTCACCCCTTTAACCTTGCTTCATATGCTCTATTACTACTAATGGTAGCTCAAGTTACTAAATTAACACCAGGGCAGCTCAAGTTTTGTATAGGAGACGCACATATATACAACAATCACATAGATGAATGTCTCGAAATAATTCGCCGAGAAAGTGAAAGTGAAGTTTTTACCCCACCTTCACTTGTTATTGATCCAGCTATAGTGCATATTGACGATTTTACAATGTCTAGCTTTGCACTAAACAACTATCAATCAGGTTCAAAATTATATATGCCAATGGCAACTTAGCAATGTTGTATACACGGTTTCTATAAATAGATATAAATAGTCCGTGGAGAATAAAATGAGCTTTAGAAATTTCGTACAAGATATGCAGAATCTAATGACAGCTGAACAAATTGATGCTACTGAAATGGGTACTCCAGAAGATAGTTCTTCTCCAGAAGAACCTACAACAACTGCACCAGAATCTGAGTTATCTCAAATAACGGAAACTCTTATTACAGAGATGGCGATAGCTACAGCTCTCGGGGCAAAGCTTACTCGTATCAAAGATGAGAAATTTAAAGATTACGATCTTTCTGGATATCACAACATTTCGATTGATGGTGAACATATAGGCGTAATGGGTAAACGTACCGGAAAAGCAAACTCCTTTCGTCGTGGCGGTAATCACTATGTAGTAAAGCCGACGCTTGACGGACACTTCAACTCTGGATCGTGGAAACCACTAACTGCATCTGAACTTGGAAAGCACTACGCATCACCTGACGATTCTGGGATGTATGTGCAAACTCATCACCAAACAGGCGAATTAACTCGCTATACAAATGATACGACAGACGCTGACCATAAGTTTCCCGGTCATGATACTGGCGACAGAACTTTTGAAACTCAACAACACGCACTCGATCATGTCACGAACGCGCATCGTATGGCAAAAGAATTTCCAGGCGAAACTGGGCAAGCTGATCGGTGGAATGCAGCTGTTGATGTGAAGGAAAGATATCTACAAAATACAGCCGCATCTAGAAAAGCATATAGTATCAGAAGCAGCCTTAGCAGCGCGATGTCATCCGCCAAGCAGCATTATCCTGGAGATACAGACCTACATGCTGCTATCGGAGCGGCGCTGGAACATAGCGCACTAGGGCCGGAAAAATTTCACGATGGAATAACTCGGTTTAGAAATCTTACACACGACCTACCGACACACTCCTGGTCTAGCACTGAGGCAGACCCTCACGCTAATATTAGGAGTATAGATACTCCATGGAAAACATAATATACTTGCATTGTGCGTAATATACTTGCATTGTGCGTAATACACTACTATACTACCGTGTCGGTTGAAGGATATAACATATGAACGAAGTAGTACTTTCACGACATCCTGATAGTATACATATGCAAAGAGTCCACGTAGCGGGTGAACATATTGCAAATATCGAACATAGATTGCGACCTGTAATGGGTGCCGGGCAATCAACCTTCCAGTCTGTGTGGACTATACACGGACCAGATCATGCCCCTAGGCATTTCGACCCAATCACAGTAACATCTTTAGAAAAAGCGAAGAACGCTTCGCTGATGCTTTCTATTCATGGTGATATAAGAAACATCAAAACACGATAAAAGAGTTTGATTTCCGCAATTAAACTCCTATAATATACAATAAATATGCTGTATCGGCCTCTACACCATGAGAGCCACAATAACAAACTTTAAACACTATGCTTGAGCAATCACGCAGACGAATACATTTTTGAGATAGGAAATATACGCTAAATGATTGATATACAAGTAGTTAAAAGAAACGGCGAAAAGGAGGATTTAAACCTTTCGAAGATTCACAAAGTAGTTGAAGCTGCCTGTGAAGGACTTGCCGGAGTATCTGTTTCCGAACTTGAATTAAAGTCTCAGCTGCAATTCTTTAACGGTATGAAAACTTCCGATATTCAAGAAACACTTGTAAAGGCAGCCGCTGAACTTATTACTGGAGAGGCTCCAAACTATCAATACGTAGCAGGTCGCCTTGTTAACTATCAGTTGCGTAAGGAAGTATACGGACAGTATCAACCGAAGAAGCTGTATGATATTGTCAAAGAAAACGTTGATCGTAAGCTTTATACCTCTGAACTACTCGACTGGTATACTGAAGAAGAATTTGAATACCTCGACAGCATTGTTGATCACCAACGTGACGATACTATTGTTTATGCAGGTATGGAGCAATTCCGTGGTAAATATCTTGTAAAGAATAGACATACGGGTGAGTTCCTTGAAACTCCTCAGGTTGCGTTTATTCTGATTGCCGCAACCATCTTCCACAACACAGAGCGTTTCCCTGATCGTATGAATTGGATTAAGGAATACTACGACGCGACATCCAAATTCTATATTTCGTTAGCATCTCCACTCATTGCTGGCGTTCGCACTCGTACGAAGCAATTTAGCTCTTGCGTATTGATTGACATTGCTGACGGGCTCGACGGTATTACTGCTGGTGCAACCGCTATTGTAAAATATATTTCCAAGCGGGCTGGTATTGGGGTATCCACTACATCCATCCGCGATCTTGGCGACGACGTAAATGACGGATACGCATATCATACGGGTAAGACACCCTATATCCGATTCCTACAAGGTGCAACTAAATCTGCGTCTCAAGGCGGGATGCGGTCAGGCGCCGCGACAGTTAATATCCTCGGATGGTCTCGTGAGATTATGGATATGCTCACGCTAAAGAATAACAAGGGCGCTGACGATTCAAGTGCTCGTGGTGTTGACTACGTCGTTCAAGTTAATCGTATGTTTTATGAGCGGCTGTTAAATGGCGAATCTATTACTCTTATGTCTCCTTCACATAGAGAGACCCCAGGGCTTATCGATGCATTTTACGAGAGCGACGAGAAGTTTAAAGAGCTATATGAGAAATACGAACGGTCCACGAAGGTCAATAAAGATCGAGTAAAGGCATCGGAGTTCTTCAACCTCCTATTGCAAGAGCGTAAAGATACAGGTCGCATTTATATTATGAATGTGGACAATGCAAACAACCAAAGTATGTATGTGTCTGAACGAGCTCCTGTTCGAATGACAAATCTATGTCTCGTGGGTGATACTATTTTACAGATTAGATATCGTGAAGAGCTGCTTGATATGTCGCTGGAAGATGTTGTTACGCTCATTCAAGCTGGAAACTCGGTTGAGGTATTGTCTTATAATATTAAAGAGCAGGGTTCAGAGTATAAATCGATTTTAGCTGCGTCATTAACAGACCCGGAGGCGGAACTCTTTGAAATAGAAGATGAAGAGACGGGCAAAAAAATATATTGCACACCTGAACATAAAATCTTTACAAAAAATCGCGGGTATGTTGAAGCGCAGTATTTAGATACACAGGATCAATTAGTAATTACATAGCATAAAACTCCAGAACTATAAATATAGTTATATGTTTAGAAGTTCTGGAGTTTAAATGAATTACGATCAACTATACCGAAGGTTTATACACTACTGTCAGACGACTACTGTACGTTCAAGATTAGTTTCGCGTAATAAAACTGATTTCAGAATATCAAAGCAAAATATATATACCGAGATACATCACATTGTACCTCGATCAATAGGTGGAACTAATGATATGCACAATCTCGTAGTTCTATTACCAGAAGAACATCTTTTTGCACATAAACTTAGATATAAAGCATATAATTGTAGACAAGATGTATTAGCAGTACGCTTTATGCTAAACGGGGTAAAGGGGAACAAGCAGTGCCGGGGTGATATATCACATCTAAGAATAACTAAAAGTATAAAGGTTGGATATGCTTGGATAAAAACAAATTCTGCAGAATTTAGAAAAAAACACGGATGGCAAACTGCTGAAGGCAGAAAGAAGATTTCTGAAGCAAGAACTGGCAAAATAGTTGTACGGGATATCGATACTCGTTGCATAGTAGGATCGGTGTCAAATACACATCCTAATGTTTTATCCGGGCAATGGATACACCATTTAACAGGTAGAGTTTATTCTGAAGCTGAACGTAAAAACAGATCAATATGCAGTACTGGTATATTAAACAACAACTATAGTAGTATAACTGATCAACAAATTTTAGATTTGTTAAAGCAATATATTGATAATGGTGAGTTTATATCAATAAGACAATTCCAGCGGGATATAGTTAGTGAGCATAACTATCCACACTTCGGGAGCGCCTTTAGATTTAGTGAGTATATTAATACTGGTAATCTTCCGAAAATAGCATATGCGTTTTGTGATAGCTTTACAGGGTACGACATAACAATTTTCAAACATAAAAAGAATACAAAAATAAAGGTAAAATCTATTGACATTAAAAATTAAAAAAATAACACGAAAAGCAGCAGTGTATGATATTACTGTTGAAGATAATGAAAACTTTTTTGCTAATGAGATCTTAGTGCATAACTGCACGGAAGTTATGCAGAATACTGTACCAATGAAGTCTCTCGATGATACAGATGCGCGTATTTCTCTCTGTACATTATCTGCAGTTAACTATGGTATTATTAAGACAAAAGAAGATCTTATCAAATACGTCAAGCTTGCTGGTTACGCCCTTGATGAGCTTATTTCATATCAAGATTATATTATTGAAGCAGCACGCGAAGGTACTATCGATTTCCGCTCAATTGGTGTCGGTATTACAAACTTCGCATACTGGATGGCAAAGCAAGGATTCAAGTATCAAGACGCAACTCCAGAATGTCTTGATACTGTTGATCAGTGGATGGAAGCTCACGCGTACGGTGCGATTGAAGGCTCAATCGAACGTGCAGAGAAGTGGGGGCCCTGCCGTCGCGTAGAGGATACTCTATATAAGCAAGGTATGATGCCGCAAGACGTTCGCAAGAAAGCCGTAGATGAGTTAACTCCTTTTGTTGAGCGTTTAGACTGGAATAAAAACAGAGAACGTGCTAAAATATCTGGAGTTCGAAATAACCCGAATATGTGTCAGATGCCAACTGAGTCTTCATCTCAGACAAGCAACAGCACAAATGGTTTTGAACCTGCTCGCGGTATTATCTCTTCCAAGAAGAGTAAAGATGGCATTCTTACTCAGGTTGTTCCCGAGTCGCGTAAACTCAAGAATGCGTACGATCTACTTTGGGATCAAAAATCACCTGAAGGATATCTAAAAATTGCCGCTGTTATTCAAAAGTGGATGGATTCTGGGATGAGTGTTAATACGTCATACAACCCAGCATTTTACCCTGATGGTAAACTACCGATGTCGGTTATGGTTAAAGATGTTGTTAATCACTATCGGTGGGGAGGTAAGTCGCTGTATTATCTCAACACTAATGATAACTCAGGTGAAAAAGATAACGAAGCTATTTTCATTTTAGAAGACGCAGAAAAGGATTGTTGTTCAGTATAATGTCAGTATTCGAAGTTAAAGGTGATAAAGTACGGAAGCTATTCTTTGGGGACACAGTTGATATTGTTCGATATGATATCGACAAGTATCCTTTTATTTCCGGTGTTAACGAAGAACAGATTGGAAAGTTTTGGCGACCGTCCGAGATTGAAATATACCCTGATCGGGCAGACTTCAAGAAAAGACTAACAAAACCAGAGCAGCTAATCTTTACATATAACCTAAGTAGACAAACCATTCTCGATTCTATTCAAGAGCGAGCGCCTTCACAACTATTCGGACCGCTCTGTTCGACTCCAGAGATGGAAAATTGGATTTGCACTTGGCCGTTCTACGAACAAATACATAATAAAACATACCAGTATATCATTGAAGGCGTCTATTCAGACGCTACTCCAATTTTTGATGCTATTACTGAAATTCAGCCTGTGGTTGATTGTGCTATGGATATTGTCAAGCACTATGACGACTTGATCCTTTGGAACGCGAAGCGTATGATGTTCCAAAACGGACTATTTCCCGACTATGATGAATTTGAACACAAGCGATCCTTCTGGAGAGCGTTGGTTGCAGTTACTGCACTTGAAGGTATTCGGTTCTATGTTTCATTCGCGTGTTCGTGGGCGTTCGCTGAAACAAATCGTATGGAGGGAAACGCAACACTTATCAAGCTAATTTGTCGTGATGAGAATCTACATCTTGGTGTTACTCAACACCTATTAAAGGCACTACCGAAAGACGATAAAGATTTTGCGCTGATTCGTAAGATGGATGAAGATAATTCCATGTCTATTATAGAGGCAGCAGCTGAACAAGAAATATCCTGGGCAACTACACTCTTTGCGAGTGGATCAATGCTCGGGTTAAATGAAGGGCTTTTGAGTAGCTTTGTCAAGTGGAGAACAAATAAAGTACTCAACGGGGCAGGATACCCTAAGCTCTACGATGTAACGAACGTAAACCCCCTACCGTGGACGCAACGTTGGATATCTGGTAATGATGTTCAACCAGCTCCACAAGAAGTGCAGATAACTTCCTATGAGGTTGGTGCAGTAAAACAAGATATCACAGCTGACTTTTTAGCCGGCCTTAAACTTTAACACAGGAAATATAATATGACACAAATAAATTACCAAGTCATCAACGAGCTTGCGACTCTTGTACACAACAATAACGTTGAAGCAGGTTGGTGGACAGATCCATTCACGAAACAAGATCTTCGAGGGTGTGATGAATTCGGGCGACCACTCCGCGACACCTTAAATCTACTAATGCTTATAGTAACAGAAATTGCAGAAGCAGCGGAAGGTGTCCGTAAAAATCTCATGGATGATAAACTACCTCACCGTTCGATGTTGGAAGTAGAACTGGCTGATGCAATTATTAGAGCACTAGACTTAGCAGGGGCACGAGGCCTCGATCTCGGCGGCGCTATTGAGGAAAAGCTAAACTTTAACAAGACGCGCCCTGATCATCAACTCGCTAATCGGCTTAAAGCTGATGGAAAGAAATGCTAATGAAGTTCGTCCCCGCTGCAGACGTTGACGCGGTTGTATCGAGAAAAATGACTATTGATTTACAATACATATTTGGAAATATGACGTATGATCAATTTCAACAAATGATGGCAAATACCGTCTCTAATTACGGCCCCATCAGGCTCGACAAAGAAATGGTGGATGGTGAACCACAATGGTGCATCGTACCTAACGCCTTTCTCCCGTCTTAACCAGTTGCATTCCTCCATTAGATAGACTATAAGTGGTCATCAGATGGAGGAACACGAGATGTCCGAGAAGTATCAAGAATACGTTGGTCGATATCGCATTCTTCGCCATGAGGAACTTCCTCCAGAACATAAAGCTTCTTACCGGATCAACGGTATTGACCCGGATACGGTTCGGAATTTGATTTGGTCGTTCGACGATAAAGAGGCAGCTGGTAAGCAGCTGGCACAGTGTGTATCGACCGCTCTTAGCTATCAAACATACTTTTTCGTAGACGCTGGACAAAGCGAATACATTGAACAAACCGCTTGGTTTTAGGAGAGATATTATGAGCGATATTCCAGTTTGGTATAAATTCCGTGAAACCTGGGCATCAGGTTACGGTACCTGGCAATACGATTTCTTTCTAAAGGATGACAGCTACGCCACAGACGAAGCTCAGCTAGCTGATATAATGTATGGAATGTCAGACGATGCATATTTTATGTCTGAAATGTTCCGCGGGTTGAAGTCTGAGTTAATTATTTCTGCCGACGTTCCGTATAAGGTATTGGAACATCAAAAGCAATCTGCAATCGCTCATGCGATTGAGTGGGGCAACCGATCAGATATTATTGAGACAGCCTTAGTACTTCAAAGATTTCTTGATCAAGATAAAATTTGAATAAAGTTAGGCTCTTCGGAGTCTTTCTTTTTGCCATAAATAGCCTATATGTATTAAATTTATAGGTAGAAGATGGTTCACACACCCCTGCAAGAAGGATACGAGTTCAATCCAAAGAAGCATCTGCCGCGCGTATACGATCCGAATATACAGTCTGCAGTTGGAAATAGAATATATAACGCTGTTAACGGTCGTTTAAGTAAATATACAGATAGCAAGGCCAAACTAAAAGACGAGCAGTGGAATGCTTCGAGGGCTGAAGATTCAGAAATGAGAACTCATGCTGGTCTGCATCCAGGATCCCAAACACCCGGGTTTCATCGAATGACGGTAGATTCCTATGGTACAAATGCCTTTCTACTGAATGGTAGGCAACGAGAACCATACGAAGCCGACGACCGGTTCAAGGCCCGAACACTACGTCACGAAGATACGATTAGCGCACTAACGCATGAATTTACCCAGCATAGCAAACCAATGCCGCGCGAAACACACGTATACTCTGGCGCTTCTTCCGAATGGACGGCCCTCGACACCATTAAAAAGGGGGATGCGTTACACATGCCCTCGTATACTTCTACTAGTTTACAGCCAACAACAGCATTTAATCGCGCATGGGCGACTACTAAAAACGGCAAACTTGATAGACAACGTACAATATTACACTTCCATCTACCAGAGGGATATTCAAAGGGCGTTCACGTGTCTGCAGTCTCGCAGTATCCCGGAGAACAAGAATTTCTACTCGACAAAGGCCAGAAATGGAAAGTACATGATGTAACACATCACACAGTCGGTATAGAACATGCACATTCAGGTACTAAAGTAAAGAGTGTAGCTAAGTTTATTTCGCTTGTTCCTCACGATACGCCCCATGTGGTAGAGCAAACAGAGCACACGTCACATGCTTTCCGTTCCCAGAGGTCGTTCTCCAGGATTAAAGGATTAAAACTAGCAGATGGACTCAAAGCCCTCACGTATATCGCAAGTGACGACGCTACTGAACAACATGCGAGACTACTTAATCATTACGGTGAACGTAACACTTCAAGTTCGAGTCTGAAGGATCCTATTCCAGCTTATACTCTTTCATCGGGAGCCCAAAACGTAAATCAATCAGCCTTTGCATTGACGCATTTCGGCCCGGCAAAGCCGTTTCCTATACAGGCTTTCTCTACTCCAAAGCATATAGCCTCAGTACATGCTCTCGACCGCGACCTCCATGCGCTATCAAAACCTCTTCCGGAAGATATACATACGTATTCTGGTATAGGTAGCTGGGATTTACGCCACCTGAAAGCCGGGGACGTACTGCATACTCCCACGTATACTTCTACCTCATTATCAGCACAAAGATCGAGGGGATTTTCACATAATTTTATCATACACTTCCATCTCCCTAAGGGATCTACACACGGTGGATATATTGCCGGGCATAGTTTCCACCTCGCGGAAAAGGAGTTCCTGTTAAAACGCAATCAGAAATGGAAAGTAACTAAAATACGTACCGCTAACCAGAACAATGGGTATCACGTAATCTCTGTTGTTCCTCACACTGAACAAATAAAAGAAGCGCTACGATCTCATACAGACGCGAACGTGAAAAATATTTTACTTGGAAAGAGTATCACTCATAAGATAGATGCTAAGCTAGCTTCTATGTTTGTCACACCACACCCGCGTGTTTCACCTCTTATAGCTTCAGCGCTAAACGCATATACGTTATCATCCACCGCCATCAACAACGCGCTCATCGCGAAAGATAAAACCTTCTTAGCCAAGAGTGATTATTCGAAAGCACCTGAGCGATATAACGCAATAAAAACAGCATTCGCGTCAATCGCGCCTCTTAAGCATGAGCATCATATCTACTCTGGTACAGGTTCATGGAATCCAACGGGGCGCAAAGCTGATATAGTTGGTACACTAATTCATACACCTGCATTTGTTTCAACTAGTCATAGTTTGGATGTCGCGAATAAATTCGCGGCCGGCGGGACTGTTATACATTTTCACTTACCAGCTGGGTACAACCGAGCTATGAATATGCGACATCATTCGTCTCATGTGGAAGAGCATGAGGTATTGCTTGATCATGGACAAACGTGGCGGGTGCACGCTGTAAAGGTCACCCCTGGTCCCTATAAGCCTGTTCGTGTTATTACTGTAAAGCCGCATAGTACTGAGCCAATTGTAGAGATGGCGTTTACACATGACCCTAAAACGATGAAAGCAGTCTTCACAGACCCACCTAAAGGTGCATCTAAAAAAACAAAACGAGACCATGCAGGCCTATACAGAGACTACGAATCGATAGACGGTCCGGTCACCGGTCACATATACCATCTTGAGAAGCATAATACTATGAAGGGACGTATAACTAAAGCACATGCTGAAGCGATAGCGTTGTATACTTCCGAAATGTCAGACCCACTCAACAGACGTTTAATAAATATTGCAAAAGGCAAACATAATAATATGTTTGAACATTTGCCGATGTCAAAAACACCCCACGCGTATTACGATGATCCGCATTGGGACGCTAAGAATGTTTATACAACGACGAACCAGCTTGATAACATCTTTACAAAACATGCAAGAGCGTTAAAGGTTGATGGACATTTCTATTCAGGTACTGGTCATTGGAATCCGATTAGGAAATTAACTATTGGTAGTGCCGTTCACACACCAGCCTTTATGTCTACAAGTGCGAGTATAAATCACGCTACGGAGTTTTCTGCTAAACATATCATACACTTCCATCTACCAACGGGATACCCTCACGGGATCTATATAGGAGAACACAGTGAAGCTGGCGATGAAAATGAATATCTATTAAACCGAGGCCAAAAGTGGAAATATACTGGTTCACAAACACTTAATAAAGAATGCCGTTGGGGAAAGTTTAGTATACATACGTTCGTTCCTCACACCGATGAAACTATTAAAGAGGCGTTTGAGCATGACCCAGAAATAATGGCAGGTCTATTCGCACAAGGTACAGAGCCTACAAACTGGGGTCATGTTGACCATCCGGTAAAGATTAGAAAAAAAGTAAAAAAATATTCAGATGTAGTGCGTGCTCATGCTAAACATCTCACCAAATACAACCAAATTAAAACATCGTCAAAAGATCATGCGTGGTCGCTTCTTTCCTATACTGAAGATAGTAGCTCGATTAATCGAGTGCTTTTAGAAGCACACGGTGCTAAGTTTAAAATAGCGGGCCACGGACGTCTAACAGAGTCTCAAAAGGAACATGTATCATCTCAAGTAGCAAAACTTGATAAAATGATGGAAACCGCGAAGCCATTAAAGCGTCGAGGTCATTTCTATTCTGGTACTACAAATTGGAATCCTGTACGAGACATGCAACCTGGGGCAACAGTACATACCCCAGCTTATATGTCGACGTCTGCAAATGTTGAACAGGCCTCTAACTTTATATCTACAAAGCGAAGTAACCACATCATACACTTTGATCTTCCAGAGGGATATAAGAGAGGTAGTTATATAGGGCATCGCGGGTGGCAACACACCGACGAACAAGAATTTCTATTGCATCGCAATCAAAAATGGAAATATGTATCGAGTGCGTCGCATGAGAGTCCTGGGCGAGCCGGACCCCGGACGATGCATATACATACGTTCGTTCCCCATACTGATGAAGTTATTAAAGAGGCGTACGAGCATAACCCTCGTGTAGATTTAAATCGACGAATTGCAGTCGGACGTTCGTCAAGTTGGGAGGATAAGCATGATACGCTAGTAAGACAATTAAAGGCAGATCAGCAAGGTCGTCGTCAAGAGGAACATGACCATCTATCCGATTTACACAATCACTTTAAAAGTCCAACATTGCGAGATACATACACTCACATCTCATCACATATTAATTATCATCTACTTGAACCAGAGAGTACCGATTCTGAGGATAGATCCGGACTTGATAAAACTGTAGCAAATATCTCAAAAGAAATCTCGAGAACTAATGCACCGCTAGATCGTGAGCATCATGTGTATTCAGGCGTTTCAAGACACGTCCCAACTGAGATAGGTACAGTAATTCATATGCCATCATTTACATCCACTAGTATCGATTTAAACGTCGGCGCTGGATTTTCAGCCCGACACTTTGCTCCAGGAGTAGCTATACACGATCGTGTGAGAAACGTTCTACATTTCCATCTTCCGAAGGGATACAATCGTGGGACATATCTCGGCGAACACGCTTCAATGCATCATACAGAGTATGAATATCTATTAGATAAAGGGCAAACATGGAAAGTACATCACGTGCAAAACGTACATGGTGCTATCTTCCGGACGGCGGCCCACCTTGCGGGTCGAATTTCCCATAGTAAATATCAAATTATTACTCTAAAGCCGCATGATAAATAAGACATGACAGATATTATAGAAGCCTTCGAACATAATCCACAGCATACGTCATTTGTTGATTTCAAATCGTGTGAGCCAGCATGCTACAATATCAATCCCTCACACGAGGAAGAGCATCTACACCTCTCAAAGCTACACCCCAAATCTACCCCCATACATAATCGTGCAATTGAAGCATATACTAAAACAAGCTTTAATTTGAATAAGGAACTGCGTGCCGACGTTCCTAGTCCACTATACACATCTACTGCGAACGCATTATCAGAGGCGATACAGCATGGACTAGCACCGCTGCAACATACACACCACGTATATGCAGGTCTCGGCGAGTTCAATCCTACTCATGCATTTGAGCATGGGAAGGGTATAATGCGGGTAAACCACTTCATAAGTACTTCCATAGACCCCAGTATAGCAACAGAACACGACAACTTTCAACGGGTAATACACGACAAAGGAATTAAACACACACATATATTACATTTTCGGCTACCAGAAGGCTATAAACACGCTCGATATATAGCTCAAATCTCACGGTATACTGGCGAGCATGAAATGCTAATGGATCGAAACCAACAATGGAAACTGACTGATGTTGCACATACACACGGCACACATCCTAAAACGAACGTACGTCATACCCGAACGATTTGGTCTGTAGTACCTCATACACCAACTGAAGCTGTAAAAGAGCTTTATGAGCCGCTTTCAAAGGCACAATTAAAGAAGCATTTCCACGCCGATCCTCCAATGGGGTATCAGTCTGATGAAACGTGGCTTGCGAGCTTAGCTGATACACTACCTGCGTATAAGTCTATTGTTGAACATCCTAGTATTGTAAAGCAACATAACCAACTAATAAAGTTGCATGATTCGAAATACACTGCGAAGGATAACAACGCTATAGATGTGTACACGCATGGGGATACAATTATCAACACGCGGCTATTAACTAAAGCAAAAAACCCTAATTATATAATAGATGAACAGTCGCAAGAACATCACAAGAGATTAAAATCAATATTTAAAAAAGACCTTGCTTTAGATCACGATGTACACACATATTCTGGTATTGGATTCAATCCTTCTAGTCATTTTGATGCTGCGGATGGAGTATTCCATAGTCCGGCGTATCTTTCTACTAGTTTAAACCCGCAGGTATCTTGGCAAATTGCCGCCCAAGCGCTGGGGCATTGCCACGTTTTACACTTCCATCTTCCAAAGGGATATGCGAGAGGCGCATACTTCGGCGGCAAGGCTAATAAGTTATTTAAACTACAACGCGAATTAGTACTTGATCACGATCAAAAGTTTAAACTCCAAGACAAGACGGTATTCAATAATGGGGAGAAAAATGTTCACGTTTGGCATGTAACGCCACATGAAGCGGATACAGTCAAAGAAGAAGTAACCCACGATGGAGAAGCATACTTCAATGATGCACATCCACATCTAGATCCTGTTGCGTGGACTAAAGAACATCTACACAAAATGCCAAAATCACCTGAGTTTATAGAACATAAATCACTTCTACATAATGGGGTAATTGCAAAGACACCTCATATAAGTTTATATAAAGGGGAACCTGAGACCCTGTTGATACACCCGCAACTTGAGGCATACACAAAGGATTCCAAACGGATTAACAACTCAGCTGCAGGGCTTGGTGATCATCAGCTAACTAATCTGGTTCGAGACGTATCTGAGGGAATCAAACAGTATACAACTCCTCAAGATCATACGATACATACGTATGCTGGTACAACACATCCACATTTGGTATCGGGATTTGCAAAGGTAGGAGATACTCTTCATACCCCTACGTTTACTTCCACTAGTATACAGCACACTATTGCAAAAGGTTTTGGTTGGGGTAAGCGAGATGAAGCTCACCATATTATACACTTTGAACTCCCACCGGGATATACTCGTGGCGCGTATATTGCTCCGCATTCCATGTTACCTTTTGAACATGAATATCTGTTGGATCGGAATCAAACATGGAAAATTACAAAGCATGAAACGTTCAGAACGCGTAATCCAGACATCAGCCATAACATAACATTTGTTCCACGCCATGTGTGGACTGTTACTCCTCATGTTGAAAAACCAATAACTGAAGCACTTGAGCATGATCCAAAGATGTTCGCAAACAAAACTATTGATGCAAACATCGGCGCAAGAAATATCACCGCTAATAAGATATCACGCGCAGCACACCACGCCAAGGCCGCCGAACATGATGCAGTAATGATGCGCAACCACGCCTTTGTACCTACTCAAGTTGAAAAAGAATCTATAGAAAATTATACTCGTTTTCAAAGTGAGCATATTAACCATACTCTTATATCAGTAGACGTAACAGATCGTCGTCCTGTAATGCTCGATTATGCACGAACTCTTTCTAAAATAATTCACAAACATAGTAAGCCGCTTGATCATGAAGCTCATGTGTATTCAGGGGTGGGGTTTGATCCTTCTGAACATTTTAAACATGGTAATAGGGTAATACATATGCCTGCATTCACTTCTGCATCTTTGAACACTAATACACCAGCTGATTTTGGAAAGAAGTTTAATATAAAGACAGTTGAATTTAAAAAGAAGCAATCTCCGCGCCCTATTCCAATGAATCCTGTTAAACGTACAACATTAACCCCCGCTACCTCAACATTGAGCACGGTAAAGAATACATACGATAAGCACATAATACACTTCAAGCTACCAGTCGGATATAATAAGGGTCTTTATATAAAACCACATTCGCGATATGCAGACGAGCATGAGTTTCTTATTGATAAGGAGCAGAAGTGGAAACTCGAGAAGCATGAGACTGTAAAAGAATGGGCGTCGAGTCGTTTTGAAGGTTTAATGGATCATTGGCAGGGGAATGAAAATAGCGAGTACCATCGCAATGTATATAATACTCAAATAAAGCGACATATTTGGACTGTAGTACCTCACGAAGATACTCCCTAAATATATAATAACAAAGGAGTAATCAATGTCTCAGAGAAACATGTACAATTGTACTGCCTGTGATAGTGTTTTTGTAGTTACAGTTGTAGAGACTAGTGAAGAAAGACAACCAACATTCTGTCCTATTTGCAATTCTAATACTATTATAAAGATTGAAGCGAGTAATGATTAATTGGACTATTACAGGTCGCGATTTTATTATTGAAGATGGTGAAGGTTATATAGGTTTTATCTATGTAATTACAAATCTAATTAATGATAAAAAATACGTCGGACAGAAGAGACTATGGAAAACAGTAACGCGCCCGCCACTCAAGGGTAAAGTACGTAAGCGTAAAGAGATAAAGCAGAGTGACTGGGCTGAGTATTGGGGTTCTTCTGAGAATCTTAAAAAGGATATCGAAATATTCGGCAAAGAAAATTTCAAGCGTGAAATAATTAGACTTTGTAAAGCAAAGGGTGAGTTGCATTATATGGAATTAAAGTATCAGATTGATAACAATGTGCTTTTTCGTGACGATTTTTACAATAATATTGTGCAAACACGCATACATGGAACGCACGTTTCTACGCTACGAGAAGAGTTGCTTAAAGTTACTAAATAATATATAATATGCGATACATTAAAAATATAGGAAATAATTTATGACAAATACACGCAAAGTACCATCATTCGCCGACTTTAAGTCTGATGGCTTAGTATCAGTATCAGAAGGTCCGGACGCGATCCTTCCAGTTCTACATGATCCTGATCAACCCGATCAAGACGATGATGATAGTAAAATCCCGAACCTATTTGCAACTATCCACTTTAAATCAGATCAGCGTCCAGACGGATATACTTCAAAGGATCTTTGGGAAATGAATAACAACGCGAATGCGCATTTACCTCACCTACAACAAGAGTGGCCGCATGGCGATGCGCACGAGGCCCCTGAAGACGAAGAATCTGAAGTCGCAAAATAAGCGCACGTTTGCGAAGACACTTTAATTGATTATGAGGGAATTCCCACCGGGTAACCGAAACAATTAGAAAGAAAAGCAGTGTATGTTGATGCCTGGAGAAATCACTCTAAACATTGAGTCATTAGAACAAATGGAATTACGGCTGGCCGTCGCTCCGTTTTTCCTAGACTCTCGTGCATCAGAACTAATATCTTTCATTTCATGTTGCCCGTATCCTGCTTGGATTAAAGATTACGATACGCGAATGATATACGTAAATCCAGCATACGAGACTGAATATAAAGTAACTGTTGAAGAATACAATACAAAATTAGACTTTGAAATGTGGCATAACGATTCGTCGAAAGAATATGGTATAAACGATAAAGCTGTTATGGAATCACACGAACACGTCGAACTACAAGAAACATATGTTGATATACACGGTGGCGAACATATTTTAAATGTTGTAAAGTGGCCACTATCACGCGAAGGTGATATAATTGGCGTCGCAGGGATGGTAATTCCCACATGGCAAAGGATGCTTAACTAAATAATATATGCTGCGTTCCCATAAGATTTTTCTATATGAGCAGAGACAATAGTAACTCGTGATTGTCGCTTTTCTTGATCTTTTTAACGGGAACCAATATGGCAAAAATACACAAGCATCTTATGATAGATGCGGAGATTACTCATCCCCCTACGGATACAGCTCTGACAGAGGCTTGGGTTCGAGATATCATCAAAGCGATAGACATGGAAGTATTCATTCCTCCTGTGGCCAAATATTGCGACGATCCCTGCAACGAGGGTCTGTCTGTATTCGCAATGATAACGACTTCACATTTCACTGCACATTTCTGGAATAATAACGGAAAACCTTTTGTCAAAGCAGATCTCTATTCATGTAAGGGATACGATCCTCAAACTGTAATTTCGTTCTTTAATGTGTTCGAACCAGTATCGTTAGAATATTCTGTAATAGATCGAACACAGTTCCCGCATAAAATTGAAACACAAGGACAAATCGTTTATAATGATCAAACTATATTGGAGAGCTGAGCCGGTATGCATCTATTGCGTCAAGGCAAAAACGCTACTTGAGTCTCGAGAAATTGCCTACGATTCAATACTAATCGGAGAAGATATTTCTCGAGCAGAAGTAGTTCGAATATATCCGTTTGCAAAGACGCTCCCTATCGTAGTCGTTGATGGTAATTACATCGGTGGATATACTGAACTGCAACAATTTATAACAGCAAACAACATAATGGGTGAAAACTATGGAAACAAACGCGACAACTTCTAATCAAGATCTATATAAAGAAAAAGTACTAGAGCTATTACGAGCATCAGAGACTCCTGTTGCAATTGCGTTCAACAAGGTAGATGGTACGATCCGTCAAATGAACGCTACTCTCAACCCTGCTTTGATTACCTCGACATATGAGAAAACCACCGATACTGTCAAGACGCCAAATCCGGATAACCAGGTTGTATTCGATACAGACATTGGTGCGTTTAGAAACTTCCGCTGGGATAACCTTCTAGAGGTTCGCTTCCCGTAATGATCAAAACAGACGAACTATCTGCGAACGCAAAGGGTGGTACTGAACTTCTAAAAGGGAGACTTCATGATTTCCTCGTAGAAAAGCACCCAGAACATCTTGAAAACATAGATTTTTATTTCTCGAGAGTTCGTGATTTTGACGAAAATCGGCATTCGGTGTACTATGCTCATGATTTGCCCGGAGACCCGGAAACAGAGCATTTAAAGACAAGTTTATACAATTTCGATGTTCAGGTGTTTGTTTCGTATTGGCAACACCAACAGTTCCTCGAAAAGGGTTATCTACCCGATGCCCGAGCGTACAACACTGTAATAATTCCCAACTCAATTAACATCGATTATGATCTAAAGCCGATTTTAAATAATAAGTTTAAAATCGGATTAGGTCGAAAAGAATACCCGATCAAGTTAATATACCATACTACACCTCACCGAGGCCTAGCTATTCTACTCCCGGTGTTTAAAACTCTATACACTCAACTACAAGAGCAGGGCATCTATATTACCCTTGATGTGTATAGTTCGTTTGAAATATACGGTTGGGGTAGTCGAAACCAACAATATCAACACTTATTTCAAGAGTGTATAGATCATCCAGGTATTACATACCACGGTACTGTATCAAACGAAGAAGTGCTTGAAGCCCTTAAACAATCTCATGTTTTTGCATTCCCGTCGATTTGGCCTGAAACGAGTTGCCAGCTAGCAGGCACTAATATACTTACTAAACTTGGTGTTAAAAACATCGAAGATATTCAAATTGGAGATGAAGTGCTTTCCCACACTGGGGTTTTTCGTAAAGTAACAAAAACATTTAGTAGGGAGTATAACGGAAAACTCTATGGATTCAAACCTATTGGAGTACATAAAACAGTATACTTTACAAACGAACATCCATTATACACGGGAATTATACATAAGCAAAAAACGGCTAAATATAGTAAATCAGACACTAAAAAAATATATAATACAGTTTGGAAAAATGCAGAAGACTTTAATAAACAAACAGAAGTGTTATTACGAGTAAAACAACACGAACAGAATCTTGAATATATTAATATATATGATTACATGCAGGGTGAACATAATCTCGTTAATGAATTAGATGAAATTACTAGTATTCGTAATACATATAGTTCTTATAAAAAAGTACTAAATCGGCAGAAAATAACACCTGAGTTTGCATATATTCTCGGGTTAATGGCTGGTGATGGACATGCTTCAAAAGCTGGAACGCTAACGCTAGCACACCACGTATCTGAAACAGATAACGTTGCACGCTTTATTGATTTTTTTGGAGGAGTAGATAAGCAAACATCTGAAAACGGTGGAGTGGTTACAGCGCATAATAAAATATGGGCGAACTTCATTAGAGGTACGATTGGCGTCAGCAGAGATAAAAGGGTACCGTCATTTATTTGGGATTGTTCGTTCGCGATTCAAGAAGAATTTTTAAATGGATATTTTGCAGCTGATGGGCACACTAATAAACACAACCGAAAAACAATTCAATCAATATCTATTTCTCTCATTCACGGAGCAACGCAAATACTAACAAATTTAGGTAAATTTGCAACCGTGTGTGAAACACCTAAAGTCAAGGCATACACTGTAAGTTGGAATGATATTGAACAAAAAAGTAAATGTATAAAGTATGAAAACTTAATCGGGTTAAAATTTCGAGAAAAAGATAAGATTCAACAACCTATTGATTATAGCGGAATGGTATACAACTTTGAAGTTGAGGTAGATCATTCCTATGTAACAGAAACATTTGTAAGTCATAACTGTCTAGCTCTTATTGAAGCAATGGCAACTGGAAACTTCTGCGTTCACAGCTCACTTGGCGCCCTTCCGGAAACTTCTGGTGGCCTCACACATATATATCCATTCGTACCAAATCCAGAAATCCACGTAGATTTGTTTACAGCTCATCTTACGAAGGTTATCAAACATATAGCTGAACGATACGATTTAACGAAGCTTGCAAAGGCGAGTGAGTATATAAGAAACAAACATTCCTGGGCAACAGTCCAACATAAATGGACCGAACTGCTGAATCAAGTTGCACCATCTACGTAAAGAGCCTATAACTGTTAAATAGAAACAGGAGATAGCACATGGCACGAGCCGCTCGTAAACTTCAAAAGACCAAAAAGCCTACTATTCGCGTCGGCCCTATGGCAGCGAAATCGATCGCTATCAAAGGATACGGATCGGAACCTGAGATCAAGTCTGACTTCTCTGCATCGGGTCTGACCGCCGCTTTGAATTGGTATAATACAGTCGAAGAGCCTGATGCGCATATCGAATCACTCTTTGCCGAGATGAAAGCGCGCGACTACAGCAAAGCCGATATCGCTGCGATGAAGCGAGCCGCTTCACAAAAAGGATTCTGGCAACATTCTGTACTCGTCATCGCTCGGATGCTGCAGCGTGAGATTATTCTCCCATACGACGTTCTTACGCGATGGGAAGAGAAGGTTACAACCCTGATTGCTCAAGGTTACACGATTCGTGAAGAGCGAGTTGCTGAAGCCGAAGAGAAAGGCATTGTACTCTCGATTCAAGAGCGCACCGACAACAAAGCCAATGAGATGTTCGTCGCATTTGACGATCTTGCCGATGAAGTTTGGACGAACGAAAAGCAACTCAAAGACTTGAAGTTCTTCGAAATCTTCAAAGAGATGGACATCAAGCCTGGACATGCACGTCGTCTTGTTGAGCGCTTCAAAGAATCGGTTGAAAAGTATGCAGAGAATCCTGCAGACTACTCCAAGGAAACTCTGAAGACTCAGGTGCCGTTCTGGACCAATCTACTCGATGCAGCTTCCACATGGGCTTCTGAAAAGCAGGCCAAGCCGAAGACGGATGCACAACTGAAGCGTGAATCGGTTCGCCTCGCACTTACGAGCGCCAAGCGTGAAACCAAAGCGGTATCTGGTCTAAAGTATAAGCCTTCGGATGACGATACTGGCGTTATCAGTCAGAATCCTTCCGGTATTATTGGCGCTCAAGTTGCGGTTCTTTACAACACCAAGTATAATCTACTGACGGTGTTGTACGCTAAGGGTGCCGCGGGGCTTTCGATTAAGGGTACGTCAATCATTAACTACAATGAAGACGAATCTAAGACCAAGCGAGCAGGTCGAGCTGCGGCTACTGTAAAGGCCATGGCATCGCAACCTAAGACTACTCTAAAGAAGTCGTTCGACTCAGTCAAAGGTACGCCAGTTGAAGCTAAAAATCGCACTTCTGAAGAAGTGATTATCGTTCGAATCATCAAGTAGGGAGATGCCTACCGCATATCGTCTCCTTTGACTAAATAGTACAGTAGTAAAGGAGACGATATGGATTCAGCTAATAACGTCATCATGTTCCCCAGTGACAATAATCGTATAACAAAAAACCCATACGACGTCGCTGAGAGACTAATAGGATTAAAACTCGAAACAATCGAAGATACGCTTGATTATATCATTCCAAACATATATACTTCCTTTATAGAGATCGGTATAGACCCATCTGACGAGAAAATGAATATTTTGGAAAGCCTCTTGCGATCTATTATGTCAGACCATTATAGTTTCGAAGATGAATTCAACACCTTTGTAGACGTGTTTAATACATTTACAAACTACAAAGAAGAACTAACTGAAGTTGTGCTTGAACAGGTTCGCGCAACTCAAGGAAACTAGAAAGCTTATATGATAATTTTTGATATGTCTAACATTTTTTTCATAAATCTGCATGCCTCTATGAGGGAGACAGATGATCTAGATGAAAACGGAAAGAAGATTAAAGTCTTTGACCCTGACGCATGTAGGTATATGATTTTAAATACCGTTCGCGCCGTTACTTCTCGATACAAAGGTAAATATGGAGAAGTAGTATTCGCTGCTGACGATAGACATCTGTGGCGTAAAGACTTCTTCAAACCGTATAAATCACATCGTAAAGCAGATAGAGAAGCTCTAACGCATATTGATTGGACTACAGTCTTCGAATTCTTTGCTGATTTCAAAAAAGAAGTGCGGACATATACGAAATATAGAGTGATTGAGATAGACGGAGCTGAAGGGGATGATGTTATTGCAACCCTAGCAATACGTTACTCTGATCAACCTAATTTAATTATATCAACCGATAAGGATTTCAAGCAGCTTCAGGTTTATACCGACTGCGTAATTTATCACCCAGTAGATAATAAAATCGTCAAAGCGGCAAACCCACTTTTATTCCTACATGAACACATCATTAGAGGTGATAGTGGCGATGGCATCCCTAATATACTTTCTGAAGATACCGCATTACAAGACGATACCAAACGGCAAGTGGCGCTAACAGAAGCCCGTATGTCCTTTATGCTCAACGTTACTGTCTCAGATTGGGATAATGAAACCGAGTTAGAAAAACATTTTATAAAGTTTAACGTCAAAAAAGATGTTATTAAAGAGCGAGAAACCGCCCTTTTTGTCCTTGGAAAACAACAGTATCTCGAACGTAATAAGCCCCTTATAGATCTACGAGAGGTACCTGAAGAAATTCAGGACGCCATTATCGATAAATATAAGGAGCCGATAGTTAAAGGGCCAAGAAGCCTCTTTGATTATTTTTACAAATATAACTTAACAAAGCTGATGTCTTCAATCAGCGATTTTTAATGAGACCATAAATGTCAAAATTTGCCGTGTATGAAATATTTAATGCACTCGACTCGATTACAAACACCTTTGATAGACAAGCTTCTCTCAAAACAGTCCCGGATTCTATTCAACAAATATTATACTATTGGATTAATCCTGCAGTGACTACGAATTTACCTAGTGACGATCCACCCTTTACATCACATAACGATATAAACACCCATAACTCATTGTGGGCGGAAATTAGGCGTTTGAAGATTTTTGTAAACGGTGGTGGGTATGATCACCTCCCAACGAATAAACGACAAGCACTTTTTATTGCGATGTTGGAATATATACATCCACATGATGCCGCGCTTGTTTTAAACATGAAAAATAAAGTTTGGCCTTATACGACGTTTAGCATAGAAGACGTTCGTGAAGTATTTCCTACTATTTTTGATTGAGACAATGGGTAAAACATTCCGAAAATTCGATAAAGACGACAGGTTTCACAACGTCAAGCGTGAGCGTGAGCAGGCGAAGCATAGTCGTGAACAAAAACATAAGCGTGAAATTATAAAGGATACCGAAAATCCCAACATATACCTTGCAGAATAAAACAAATGAAGTGGAGCATGATGAGTTCTTCACAAGCTATTCGAAGCTTGAAGAATTTCTTGTTGCGCATCCTGAATTTATGACAATAATTAGATCGGCTCCAGCACTTGTTTCTGGTGTCGGTTCACTTAGGATTTCAAACGGGTTTAACGATCTGTTGAAAGGAATTAAAAGAGGCTCCGGCCAAGGTAACACCATTAATACAAAATGATAACCACTGATGACTTTTTGTTATGATTCTTACTTTAACAAAAAGGATTATACATGGCCGCAGCTTCAACCCGACGCTCGAAAAGAGACCAAGCAGGTAATATTAAGAGTGCATTAGTACTCAAAAAAATTGAAGGATTAACTGATACACAAGATATTGTATTTGCACAATTCGCCCTCGGTCAACATCTTAACTTACACGGCTTCGCAGGTACAGGCAAGGCACAGCCGTTAGACAGTCTTATTAAAACGCCAACTGGGTGGATAAAAATGGGTGATGTTGTCTTAGGGCAACAGTTATCAATGCCAGATGGAACTATCAGTCTAATAAACGGGATATTTCCGCAAGGTAAAAAAGCAATCTACAAAATAACTTTCTCAGACGGGCGTTCTACAGAATGTTGTGATGAACACCTTTGGCGGGTGTATAACTATTCCTGGGGTCGAAAGCCGCAAAAGGATTATATAAAAGATAAATCTAGAGATGATATGTGGAGAGTTTTATCCCTTAAGGAGATAATGGAGTTTAAAGGAATACATCCGCTAAAAATACAATTACCCATACCGATTGAAACCCCGGATATTGATTTGCCTCTAGATCCATGGTTACTAGGTATTTTAATTGGAGATGGTTCCCTCACAACTCAACCTTCCTTTTCCTCTATTGATGAAGAAATAATAACCCGGGTAGGACAGCTTATCAGTGTAGACGGGTATAAACTTACTCCTAAAAGTGATGGAGTAAGCTATGGTATAGTATCGGAATTAGTTCTTCAGGGTGCACGAATAGAGGGACAATATTTAAATAAATATAGGCGAATTATATCAGATTTAAATTTAAATTGTACAAGTTATTCTAAATTTATACCAGATATTTATAAACAAGCCTCTATTACGCAAAAATTAGAATTAATCAGAGGATTAATGGATAGTGATGGATGTGCGGAAAAAACAGGCGGAGCTTCGTTTACGACAACAAGTAAACAATTAGCAAATGATTTTACAGATATTATTCGTAGTCTAGGGGGTATATGTTCAATTAAATATAGAGATGATACAAGTTATACCTATAATGGTGTTAAGAAAATCGGTGCACCTAATTATACTTGTCGTATACGAGTTAAAGTACCGTCAGATTTATTTTTTCTTTCTCGAAAAAAAGCTCGCTGCAAGTATAAGAACCAATACTCTGAATTTTTAAATCTTGCAATTAAGCAAATAGAGTTTATAGGAGTAAAGGAGGCTCAATGTATTTCTGTTGATCACCCTGAACATCTCTATATAACAGATAATTGGATTGTTACACATAATACTTATCTTTCAATGTATCTAGCACTTAAAGCAGTATCTCGCGGCGAGTATAAAAAAGTCGCTATCTTTAGAAGTGCAGTTGCCTCGAGATCTATTGGATTTCTACCAGGCAATGAACAAGAAAAAATGGCAGTATTTGAAGCCCCATATAAGGCAATTTGTGCCGACTTATATGATCGGGGCGATGCATATGACATACAAACGCGAAACGGTATTATCGAATTTAACTCAACGTCTTTTGAACGCGGCACTACCTACGACGATACCGTTATTATTGTAGATGAATGTCAATCAATGGGTTGGAACGAACTAAACACATTATGTACACGAGTCGGTGAAAACACCCGCATTATCTTCTGTGGAGATCTCCGGCAAACAGATCTAAAATTTGAAGATGAACGATCAGGTCATAGAACATTCTATGAAATAATCAAATTAATGGAGGATATTTCCTCAATCGAGTTTAGACTTGAAGATATTGTTCGGTCAGGATTCGTAAAATCATGGATAGAGGCTTCGATCAAATACGAATCTCAGAATAATACTTCGCTATTGAGGCTTATATAAGCAAACTAACATAATATCCAGCAACACACGTATTTAAGCGTTTAGCTTTTTGTAATGACCCTAAACCTATAGAATTGTCTTTTGCAAACTTTGTTAAGTTGCGTATTATACGCTCTTCGCCAGTCGGAAGAATAATTCTATAGGTTTTCGATTTTAACATTATATGTCGTTCTTTTTCTTGCGCATTTGCCCAACGCTTGTTGTTTCGTTCAGTAAGAGCTTCGCGACGTTTAGGGTCTTTCCACCGGTCTTTAACGGCTTGAATTACCTTAGCCTGTCGCTCCGGTTGTCTAATTAGTGCTAACTGTGCTTTTCTAAAATCCGGATCATCCCAACGTTTACGAAGACCGTCAGCGCGTTTACGTATATGATCAACACTCTGCGTATACCCAGGATTATTACAAAAACTAGAGCTTGTTATTTTAACATTAATTAATTTACTTCGGTGCTTGGAAAATAGTTTCTCGAGTACCTTTTCTTCCCATATAAACGCACGTTCGCGTGAATTAAATGTTTTACGTACACTAGCAACAAAGGCAGCATCACCAAATTGGATTCTCAACTTTTTGATCCGCGTAGAACTAGAAAAATATACATGCCAAAGATCTTCTTTTGGCGAAACCCGATTACCTACACGGACACCATAATATATTTTATCTAACGGTATACAGTAAAGTAAGTATGTGTATGGTGTTTGTCCATAAATATTCATGCTAAGCCTCCTCTACGGGTTAGGACTGGTGGGTGCGTCAACACCGCGATCAGTACTATTTAGAGGTTATTATGAAACTAAACATACAATATAAATCAGACATGGTGTCAACGAATATAGACGGCAAACGACGATATGTGACTCCAGAGGGCAATTCATATTTAAGTATGACCACAGTCCTAGCTGAATATGGAAAAGAAGGTCTCCAGAAATGGATTGACGCTGTAGGTGTTGTAGAAGCGGATCGTATTAAAAACAAAGCCGGGCAGTTTGGAACCGCGCTCCATAATCTTGCAGAACAACACATTCTAGGACAACCGATAGAGTTTGGACATAACTTAGAATTAAAACGAAGATTCAAATCTGTACAGGAGTGCATCGACACTCGGTTCGGAGATGTGTACGCATTAGAAACTCCACTCTATTCTGACCAGCTAAAAATTGCTGGACGTTGTGATGTTATTGGACAGTTTGATGGAGTTAACTCTGTAATTGATTTTAAACAAGCAAATAACGAGAAACGTAAAGAATGGATTCACAGCTACTTCTATCAAACTTCTGGTTATGGTTATATGTTCGCCGAAAGAACTCGGCGAATTGACTTGATTCCGAAGCAAGTAGTCATTATAATATCCCCAGCAGACGGAATTTTGCAAGTTTTTAAAGAACCCATCAAGCCGTGGTTCATTGAATTTTTGAAATACCTTGAGGATATTGGTCATGAAACTGCGTAATATTTTTAAGGCACTCCGCGAGTTAATACATAGACATAAATTTGCATATATTCGTGATGGTTACGTCCGTATATGTGATTGTGGACAAGAGGAGTGGATGATGTCGAAACCATATCCACGAGTAGGTGAACCCAAATACACTTGGAAAGATATGACAGTAAAGGATTTTTAAAATGGCACCATATCACGGAATTGAAGGCACTCTACATAATAAGCAGAATTTAACTGTTGAGGAAATCGTTTATTTACGTAAACTGATTAAACGAGATAAAGCTAAACGCGATAAAAAGAAGTTGCAAACGCTTACGAAGTAGGCTATAAGTAGCTATCAAATGATGGAGACGAATTATGCGCCACGCCGATTATCGCAAGCACAACGACGGCTCTCATAACAGCTCCACCTACCACAAAAAGGATGGTACCCCTGTTCGTCAGATCCTGGCCAAGGACACCCGGAAGCGTGTCGAGGCCTATCTCTCTGATGTGGACGTTGTACTCGAGTGCGCGTGTATTGCTGGTCATTCTGAACCAGTAGCCAACTCAATTTTTGAAAGCCTCCGGGTTGCATATAATATATCCGAAGACGATATATCCTCTTATAAGGTAGATGTGTAATGAAAATTTATATGGTTATAGGGCAGTATAGTTCCTTTGAAGGTTCATTCAGCCATAACGTCGCAGCATACCAGGATGAGGATACAGCTACACGAGTTGCAGCTGAACTCAACACATTATGCTATGCGAGTGTGGAATAGATCACATTATGGCGCTATAATGCTGTATGGCCATAGCCACGGATCACTCCCAGGTACAGATCAAAGCCTCGACGTCGGAGTTGATTGCTGGGACTTTAGTCCTGTAACCCTTAACCAAATACAAGAGCGGCTTAAAACGCTTAAAAGGTACAAGAACGATGATCACCACAAACCTAGAGAAACTTAAAACATCACTGAGAAATTATCTTCAGTTTGAGGGGAAGTATGGCGACGAGGCATACTTCGATCCGGATGATGCTAAGGATATTCTCGATATTCTGAATCTGTTAAAAAATGATCCACGAGAACCCAAACATAAGTTCGCGGAGTATTACTTATCGATTGAATATGACTTCTAGGCTAAAGACCACCCCTTATATGGTTTGTTGTTCATTATGCGAACAATATATGGTTTTGGAATATGACATACGTCTTTGATTTGAGAACGGTTACCTGAAAATGTTTGTCCTAATGTGTGTTTGATATTAATTATTTCGGGTTTGAAATGTGGATTATTTACACCTTTATGATTAACTCCTTTAGAAGTTTCACTCCTATGTTTACGAAGCGCTTGAGCCTTTGTACTTCCGTAGAGTTCTTCGTAGGTTTTACCAGTAAAGTGTAGCTTAGCTCGTTCGCCTTGTGCTCGTTTAACTTCTTCTGTATGAGTCTTACCAAACATTCCGTTAGCTACACCTTTTAATATAGGTCCACGAAATCCACCTTGCATTGAGTTGTATCCTGAATTAAGGGAACCGTATTGTGCTATGAATTGATCTTCAATTATTTCTAAACAGTGAACTCTATCCCAAGACTCATATATAATCTCCCAAGTAAAGTTTTCCCAACCGTGTTTACGTAACGCTTTAGCAAATTTAGTTTTTGCATTTTGCGTAAACGCATAATATTTATGTTGATACATTCGTTGTTTTAATGATCCGCTAGAATAACCAATATATACTTTCTCGTTAAGATAATTACGCGCAACATAAATAAAACATTTTTCCATTTCTTTTTCCTTATGAGGTATTTAGTGAGAATACTAACCTGCTCGGATTTGCATACTGAATTCTATCGTAACATTCAATGGCTGGAGCGTAATCTTCCAGACCATGATACGTATGATGTTGTCTTAGCTGTGGGAGATATAGGTACGTGGACAGAAGGTATTGCCAAACTGCAAATGTGGTTTAAAAAGCCGGTATTCACAACCTTCGGCAACCACGAATACTACGGACATGCATATCAAGATTTACGATATATGTTTATCGGGAAAGACTACGAAAACGTAAAACTCCTTCTTGGAGGCGATTCGTACGATTATGAATTTGAGGGTAAGACATATAAGTTCATTGGATCCACATTGTGGACTACTGGGCATCTTGATGGTTATGATACTTCACCAACCGTAATTGAAAACCAGCTCGCTGATTTCAGATTGATTAAATACGGTAATCATAAAATGAATCTCGATCTGATGCGTCAGATTTGTAAACAGGAAAAAATAAGCATTAACGATGCTCTACGTGAGTCAACGGCTGATCACAACATTGTGTTTACACACTTTATGCCAACTGTCGAAGCGTGTAAACGGGGTTCATACGCAGGTGATGCGCTAAATCCGTATTTCGCGACCTCATGTGACAGTATTATGGAAGAGTACGCAGATAAGATTGACCTGTGGGCTTTCGGACATACTCACGACCGAATGGAATTTGTTCATCCTGATAACGGTGTTCATCTAGTTGCTAATCCACTCGGGTACCCCGGTGAGGTTAAGACCCCATATGAATGGAAAGTTATCAATGTCTAATACTTATTCAACCACATATAAGGAATAAATTATGGGATTTTATACCGATAATAAACGATCTGTTCTTGAGTCAGCGTTAGCAGCTCTTGAAAAAGTAGGATCTGGAGATCCTACTGCATACCATGTTGAGGGTACCAATTCCAGGGGCCAACTCACCGAGGCGCGGCCTGATATTCAGTCTGAGGCTCGGTTTAATTCTATAACACGACGAGTTGCTGTTATTAGAGATTGCCGTGCGGCTATTCGCGAAGAGCTTATTTATATGCTTTCTGATGCCGAAACGCGCGTAGACTAATGGATACTACAGGACCGCTCAGACTACGCAGCATAGCAGTAGTACAAGAAAGATATCCTGATGCTCGACTGGAAATAGTCGGGTCGATGTTTTGTGTTATCTGCTCTTCCTCAGGCCGCCGCTTAAGTAGGCTTAGAACTGACCCAGTACGCGCCTGGATATCTGCGCGGGATTTTATTAGTATTGAAGGATAACATGACAGAATATATTTTAATTACACCCGAGATTGATGCCGATGGACTTGGACGAAATATCGGGAAAACGTTTATTGCGCAAGCGGTAGTAGATAAACTACGCGGACGTCATAAGACAGTTCTCCACTTCGACGAAGACATGGTGGAGTCGGAGTTTATAACACGTAACGCCACAGTAGAATCACTCAAGCAAACGTGTACGGGTAAATCATACGATTTCATCGTACTCGCTGGTATGACGCGAGATGTAGAGAATGCATTCCGGATCTTACGTAGATCGTTTTACCCATCTAACACAAAAACAATTAAACTGCAGAATTTATCATAAGCAGTTGCTCTTTATGTTGAAGTAGTCTATAACATGACTATGAAAAGAACGGAAGCGGAACATCAATTAGATCTAAAGGTGGTGCCCAACCTTCAGCGCGCAATAGTCTTGGCGTTTGAACTGAAACACTATTCGACCGCCACGCAGTTAGATGCTAACCTTACCAAAGTTCAACAAAGGATTGACGATTATGGATCATAATTGGCCGGAAGTATCCGCGTATAATACTGGGTTTAATGCCACGTGTTTTGATAGAAATATCGCTGCAAAGAACCCGTACAATACTGAGGCCCTCGCAAATGAATGGTCCCGGGGGTATCTTGACGGAATACATGATTATGACCAATGTGAGGAGATGTTTGACGATGAATAAGCAAGAGGCAATCCAACGTTGGGGATCTGATATCGTAGAGACCGCTCGCGATTATTATGAGACTGATTTCGGTAAGTATCTTTTCCAGGAGGATTGTCCTGAGGATGACTACTGTGCCGGTGAAGAAGAGCAGATCGAGCGCTGCACTCGTGCTTCTCGCAATACGAAACGCGAAGGTCCTATTGCTCAAGCTATGGGGTTCAAAGAGCTCATTCACCTCTCTGATGAGGAAGCGTATGCTACGCGACGGACTGTCAGTCACGAGTATGTATTTCAAATGCCAGTAGCTGCTTATAGGGAAAAGCGTAAGAACCTTACTGAGGGCGAACTCGCCTTCCTGCGAGGAAACCCAGGCTATGAGTATTCTGAGCACTGGTCGACCCCCGGAGATACCGGTGAACGGCTATTTGCGGAACGAGACGTTCAGTATCTACTCAACAGTTTGATAAACAATCTCATAATAAACCGCGACGTATGCGACGATGAGTACGCCCGCGCGTATCAAAACACGATTAACCAGCTACTCGTTATCTGTTCATAGGAGACTACCCATGGTCAAAATAGTAGGTAGAGATGAAAACGCTGTCAAGCGTATTACATGCCGTG